ATTTATCTAGTATATAATAAAGTATCTCAACTTTAGAGACTACTATGAAAATATTACTAATTGATATTGAAGTAGCACCAAATACTGCTCATGTTTGGGGTATCTTTGACCAAAACATCTCTATAAACCAATTACTAGAATCATCTTACACTTTATGTTATGCAGCTAAGTGGTATGGTGAGTCTAAAATTATGTTTGACTCTATTCAAAAATCTGGCAAACAAAAGATGCTTCAATCAGTTCATAAGTTACTAGATGAAGCTGATGCTATAGTCCATTACAATGGTTCTAGGTTTGACATACCGATACTACACAAAGAGTTTTTACTCTCTAATATGCCACCTCCAGCACCATCTAAACAAATAGATTTATTGCAGGTAGCAAGAAGACAGTTTAGATTTGTTTCTAACAAACTAGACTATGTTGCACAGGCTCTTGGATTAGGTAGCAAGACAGAGCATGAAGGTCATGCTTTATGGGTCAAGTGTATGAATGATGACCGTAAGGCATGGAAAACAATGGAAGAATATAATAAGAATGACGTTATTCTTTTAGAAAAAGTCTATGATAAATTTAAGGCATGGATTAAATCACACCCTAATCATAATGCGTATTCTGCAAATACTTGTTGTCCAAATTGTGGTTCAAGCAAATTACAATCTCGTGGAACTCAAAGAAGTAGAACTGCTATCTATCAACGCTTTCAATGTCAAAATTGCGGTAGCTGGGCAAGGTCTGCTAAATCAGAAAAAATTAGCAAAGATTCTTTGGTAAATATATAGGACAATTATGCAACGTTCAGATGTAGAGACTATCTGTAATCACATGCTAGGTAGAACTATCGTATCCTGTGAAGCATTGCATGGCGATAGCACTATTGTCATTCAACTAGATGATGACTCACTTATAGAAATTAGTGGTGAAGAGTTATCACTCTATAGTGAACTTACACCATTAGATGACTGATACCAAGCATCTATATAGTCTTTTAATCCTTCTATACCATTACCAAGAATAACAAGTTTATCTTCAGTAACTTTATAAAAGTTATTTACTTCAGTTCCTGTATTATCACTATATCCATTTATAACTAACACAGTAAACTTATTTTGCTCTGCTAATGCTTTTAACAGTATCTTTTGACCTAGAGATATATTTTCATCTTCACGCTTCCACTCTCCAATAAGAAAGTTTCCATGTCTTTCAAAAACCATGTCAATGTTAGATGGCATAGCTTTTGGATTTTCTAGTATTACACCTCTTAAAAAGCCAAAGTCTGTATGACTAGCATACGCATTACGCATAGCATTATACACAAATTATAATACCATTAGAACCAACTTGACAGACTGTTACAGACCCATCAGGCGCTAATATAGTAGTAGTTTGGCTAAATGTTTCTTCAGTCCAAAAAATAGCTAATGCTGCCATCACGATAACGAATAGCCAATATATTTTATTCATCATCAAATCTTTCTAAGATAGCTTCCACTTCAGGTGGATTTACAGCATCTTCATCTCTAGTAGCTGCTAATAGCTTATTCTTATACCAATCAGACTTTTCTAAATCTTGTTGTGGATTATCTTTAAACGGATAACGTAAGTCATACTTTAACTTACAGCCTTTAAGATACCCAATGTATTCTTCTTTAGTTAAACGACTTTTAATCACATCTATTGCTTCTATACCACCTACCAAGTAATGTGGAGGTCTATTCACCATATCTACCATATCTATCCCCTTAAATAAAATAAATCAATTAATTGATAACAACCATAAAAAAACCAACTTATACCACCAATTATTAAAATCCACACTATCCAATCAATTATTTTTTCCAAAATTGCCATGTCTCATTCTTCTTAAATAATCCATTACGTTCTCCGTATGGAGTTGGTTTGGGTAAAGTAAAATATCCTTGTCTTTCAAGGTTAATTAATCTATGTCTATTCGTTACACAGTTCTGAATAATATCTTTTAATGTGCAATTAGGATGAGTACTCATATATGACTTAATAAAATTAGCTTGTCTTTGCTCATCTAGTTTTGTGTACATTATATTTCATTCCTGTTTTAGAAGCATTTACTTCAGCTCTATTAATATTAAAATATCTAGCCCAATTGCTATTACTTCCTGTTGGCATTGGTTTTGGCAATGTAATTAATCCTTGCTTGTCTAAATTTCTAATTCTAGCAGGATTGCCAAATGCGTGTAATATAACATGGTTTCTTCCTACTGTAGGATGTTCTTCCATATATTTATTTACTATTTCTATTAATTGTTCATCAGTTACTTTAAACCGCATCTTTAACTCCATGAGCTTGCTCTAATAGTCTAGCAAACTTAAATATTTTATCTAATGTTATTACTTGACTTCCATATCCAAATGCTGCTTTGTATATCTTTATAATTTCTTCTTGCGTAAGTGGTTTAGAGTCCACCATGTGCCTCCGTTAGCTTCTTACTATCATATTTAGATATACCTTTGTATTCTTCTACAGGTTCACCTACAAATAAAGGTGTTATCTTAATGTGATGGGTTGTATTTTTAAGGTCGTTCATATACGACAATTGATTAGGGTGAAATGACCATAAATAAGACTTCTTTAAATCACCAGACCTAACATCAAACTCTTCATAAAGCCATGCTACAGGTTTTTTTTTCATTAGTAAAATACCATCCTTTTTATGTGAATTACTTTCCTTTTACCAAACCATGTTTTTTTTGGCGGTATTGAATCATCATGGAAATATAAAGCATTTGCCACTGGATTAGCATATTTATTATGAACAATCGTATCAATAACAAGAAGTTTAGTCTCCAGATACGTCCTTTCATTAACGGTAGGATGACGTTCATCCGTAACCCCAATAAACTGCCCAGAAGCATAAACAACAGAGCATACATCCCGACCCCAAAGACCACTATGAACCCTATTACGTATGACATTAATTACCCCTACCTTTTCTTCGGTTGTTCTTGTATTAACTTCATGGTACACAGCAGTGGCATAACAAGCAATATCTAATTCTAAGTTATGTATATCCATTATGGACCTTTCATGCTTTTCTTGTGTCTAAAAAATTCACACAAGCGTATAATTCTATTATATTGTGCAATTAAGCATAATATATTTATTAAGGAAAATATTATGTGGACAACTCCAGCTGTTACAGAAATGCGTTTTGGCTTTGAAGTAACTATGTACGTAATGAACAAGTAGTTATCATGCTTATGGGGATGCTCCTAAAAAGGAACATCCTCATCGGCACCTTCAACAGCAGGCTTACTTCTTACTTCCCCCTTAGGCTCTTTTATCTGAACTGAACCTGAAATAAACTTCCCATTAGCACCTTCTCTAATCCAACCACTAATTCTAAACTCAATACCATCCACGTTTAAATTTCCTGTATAGTTTGGCCTTTTAGGATTATCTCCCTGGTCGTTCTTAAATAATGCAAATGTATTTGTATTGTCATATTGCGCCATGCTTTACTCCTTAAGTTTAATAATTGTTTGTTCTATTTCTTCTAGAAACTTAATAACTTCTGCTTCTAACTCTGCAATGTAAGCATCATCTCTATCAAGACGCTTTACAAAAACTTGCAGTTCCTCAGGGAAATTCGGGTTGAAACTTATAAAATCTACCCACCTAGCATTTGTGCAAGCCATTTGCCATTGCATTTGTGGGATATATTTACTAGGTACAGACTTGCTCATTAGGGTATTAGTATGAGTTGTTTCTATAGGGCATTTAATCTCTATAAGGCCAGCATACTTACCTTCTTCTTCTGAATTAACAGCACCATCTGGACTAGCACCACTACTTTTAATAACAGGGTGGTCAAAAAAACCTACTTCAGTTACTATAGAATTAGTTTTGCTTTCATATAGCTTTCTTGCTATAGGCTCACGTTCAACACCATCTTCCATAGCTTTATTTGTAAATGAATCTGTTTTTTTACCTGTAAGACGTTCTGATACAAGTTGAATAAGGTAATTTTGACGAGATGTAGATATACCTGTTTTAGTCTTGGCGATAACGTCACTAATACGACTAGCGGTAACCTTACCTAGCCTTTGCTGAAACCACTCTTCCGTGCCTTGGTTTATCATAGAAAGTCCTTATTAGATACAGCTTTTAAAGTTGGTTGTTCTGACTCTGGAA